TTAGTCAAAATTGTCAATTTTCATGTTAATTTCAAAGCTTGATTCAATGGTCTCAGCCTCAGCCCGGGAAGGATACAGTTTGGCCATTAGATTACGCCGAATAAATCGAGCCACTGCCGGCTGATCCATCTGCTTATTGGCAATTTTTAAGCTGATTGCATAAAGCTCATCGCCATCAACATTTTCCAACTCAAACCCATTCATTGAGAGCACGACCAAGGCAGTCAACAACGCCGTCCTTCTCAATTCACATTTTGCCGATGGACTATGGGGCCATTACCACCGGAAACAAAAAAGAACCCGCAATGGGGTTCCAAAAATCCAGTGATTGCTTGGCTGATGACAGCCAAATTGACAGCCAGTCACCGATGGCGCTCATTTATGGGCGCTGTTTTTTTGCTTTCGTCTCAGGTTCAAAAGTGCTGTAACCCGCGCCATTACAGGCGTGCGTTCAGTTCCTTGGTCATGTCCTCAAACCCAGGCCGGCCAAGCAGGGCAAACATATTGTTTGTATTGGCTGGCCGGTTTCATAGGCCACACCGCTCCCACGAATGCTGTAACGGAAGGCTTTTGGCCGATTGCATAGGTTGCGTTGTTTGCTTCGTTGGCACCTCATATCAACGATTTTCTCAACGATTATTTCTGCCGTTTACTCAGTCCCGCTTTTTGTATCCCGGCCACCACCTCGTCCGAAGCTCAGCGCAAAATAAAAACCTTCCGGTTGGCGGAAGGCATGGAAGACGGTCCGGGTGACTAGTCCGGCCCTGGTGATGATCCATCTTTTACTCGATGTAATCATAACACAAAACAAAAAGCTTCACTCCCGAAGGAGTTAGGCAAAAATTACGTGCGCCGGTTCATGTAAAGACTTTGCCTTTTAGCAAACGTTTTGTCAACTTTAAGAACAAAAAAAGCCTTACCCGCCGAAGCGAGTAAGGCCATTGATGAGCTGTTATGAGATTTAATGGGCTAGAACGGCCGCTTGCCGGCGTTCGCGCACTTCTGCATGTACATGACAAGCTGTGACTGTGCACTAATCTTGCCATCGACCGGCGTGCCCGCTTTGCGCTGCATGGCCTTGATAGTGTCGGGTCCAAGAATACCGTCAGCCTTGACGCCCAGTGCGCGCTGGATCGCTGCGATGAGCAGGCTTCCGACTGGCTTGCCAACAAACTGCCAGCCGCCAGTGAGACCCGCGTTGTGCCAGTTGTACTGGCTGGACACCACGCCGTCCACGGTGGTGCCGTACAGCCGTTGAAGTTTCGTGGTCGTAGCCGTGCCCCAGTAACCGTCTACGCCAGCACTTGCTGTGGAGGTTGCGGGTGCGGCGGCAGAAGTAGTAACGCTGCCGGTTGCCGCACCTAAGTCCTTGGCGAGTTGTGCTTTGCTGATGCCGAGCTTCGTCAGGTACGGGTATGGATCACCGTGGTCAGACCCGCCGTAGTTGCGGCTGCACCACAGGTGGCTCTTGAAGCCAGCCGTGCGGTTGCCATCATCCAACGTGCGCGGCACGCCATACTGCTTAGCCATAGCCGCCGCCAATGCGATCCAGTTGTGGTATGCCTTCATCGCGCGGGTCTTGTCGGAAAACTCGCACAACTCAATCTGCACCGGCGCATAGCGGTTCACATTACCAGCGCCCCACGCTACCCGCCCTGGTGTGCCGACTTGATATGCGCCTTGGTCGTCAACACCGAAGTGAACGAATGTTTGTGCAGAACGCCATACCCGATGCTCATAGGTCGCCATCTGCTTGGCAGTGGCCTCCATGTCATCCGTGGAGTGCAGCACGATGATTTTGCCGATTGCGGCAGCAGTGCCGGCGTTGATTGCCAAAGATTTGTTGATCGTGACCATTATTTGACCTCCTTTTTAGGCTTGTCATACGTCAGTGCCTGAACGCTGTCCGTTACGCCAGCCGTGGTTGGATCAGTGACCACACCAAGAATAGACAGCACCGCGAAGGCTGCGTTGACTATGCCGGTCAGCTGCGTGCCTAGGTTTGCGAAGTCCCACTTGTAACCAAAAGGCGCAGCCACAGCTTGCGCAAGCAATAAAATGGCCGGCACTAAGGCCAGCCAGAATTTGACGCTCAATACTCGTACTTTCCAATTAATCTTCATGTTGAACATTCCTTTCAGTTTTTGATTTGAAGTTGTAAAACCTTGTTGTACAGTGCTTCACCCGTTCCATTTCCGCCTAATGCTTTGTAGCTGCGGAAAAGGTAGTTCAAATCGTCCAAGTCATCCGTGCTGATATAACCAGTTTCGATATGGTGGTTGCACAGCATATAAACCTCATGATGAAGCAATCCGACAAGTCCAGCATCTATCGCCTTACCGTGCTTTCGATGCGTCTGCCACTGGCTTAAAATCCAACCAAACAAAGCCCCACCACCCAACTCCGCAAAAACGTCTAACCAACTCTTAAAATCCACATCTTCATACTTCCTTTCACAAAAATACCGCTAGGCGTTTGCCCCAGCGGCGTAGTCATTACCGGTAATCTGTTTGTACTCATCAGGTGTGATCATCAGCCCCACGTATGGCGCGATGTCGATACCCCAACTGTTCAGTAGCACGCATTGGTCATAGTCACTCATGCACTCGCCTCCAGTTTTGCCACCTTGAGCATCAGAGTGGCAATCAACTGCTGCTCGGCCGTGGGCTGTGGCGTGACGGGCTGTTCTAGCTCTGCCTGTTTGGCCTCATCGACCACCAGCTTGCCGTTCCTGAGCTTGGTTGCCCCCATGACGATTGTGTCGAGGTCGCCCGGAGCCACTTCCACCGCGTTCGTGGTATCGAATGGTGTCTGCCATTCTTTGCCATCAAAAAACTCCCGCTGGTAGCCTATAATGTAGCCATCGGAGTCCAGCGTAAAAAGAGCCCTGATTCTTTCTTTGGTTTCCATGTCAGCCTCCTAAACTGCGTACACCGCATCCATTACTGCATGTGGCGCTTGCGTCCCTTGAATATTGCTGGCTTCTCCGGCAATGTCCGTGTCGCTGTACCACAGACGCTTGAAGAACGTACCTACGTTTGGCATCGACAATGTCACAATCATCTGCTTACTTGGGGAATTTACGGCCACTTTGGGAAGCAAAGTGTAGTTGTAATACATATTCTGTATTTTTGAGCTATTGTAGTATGACCATCTAATCAGCCATCCTTTTTGTGTCTGAGAAAGTGGGATGCTCATTGTCGCCGTATCTCCAGCTTGCGGATAGAGTAAACCAGACCAGCATTTAAGATTGCAGTTATCGAACTGGCGTAACATCTCGCCATTCAGGTAGCCACTTGCTCTTTGCCCGCTTGTGTCTAGGTTAGACAGCAGAAGCTGCCCCATATATAGCTGTGCCGCCGCAGTAATGTCGCTTTCAGCGGTTCCGCCGGTGTACAGGCGTGATAGATAGCCGGCCGGTCCAACCTCTGTGTGGAATGTCTGGAGGCCTGTCCCGCTGCTACCATCAATCGTGCCGTCAACTGTCAGGTAGCCATCGCCCATTTTCGTAGTGCCCGTGCCTTTAGTCAGCATGATTTGACCGGTCGGGTCAGTGATGCCCGCGAAGTCGCTCTCATCGACCGGTGCGTTCTTGAAGCTACTGATGAACTCGGAGCCGTTGAACGTAACCCCGTTAAAAGTCAGACCGTTGAAGGTGGCCGCCGCAATCGCCGCAGCCGAGATCTCTTGCTTGACCCACTTTGATCCGTCCGACTTGTAGAAGGCAGTCGCATAGCCGTTCAGGTCAACCAACCAGAACTGCGAGTTCTTAGGCGCCACGGTGGTTGGTAGCGTCACGCCGCTGTCATAGCTGGTGATGTCCTTCCCCGCCGGGCCAGCAGGCCCTTGTGCACCGTCCTTACCATCAGAGCCATTCTTGCCATCTGTACCCTTAATTAGCACCCACGTATAGTCACTGGCGTTCGCGCTGTCGGCCTCGGTAAAGTCGACATACGTTCCGATGTAAGCCTTACCAGTTGGTGACTGTGAGAAGCCGCTACCGTTCACATCGTCCGCATAGGCCGTGTGGAAGTAGCTTGTCTTACCATCATCACCTTTTGGTCCTTGAGCACCGACACCATCATCACCCTTTACCTTCTGCCAGTGGCCTGAATAGTCCGCTGGGTCATCGCTAGGCACGTCGCTCTTGTCGCTCCATACGACTGCCATATACGCCTTTCCGGCGGGACTTGCAGACATACCGCCACCCGCATCATCGTCCGCATAGCGCGTCCAAGGATAGTACTGGTGCGTGTTGCTTGCCTTGATGTCATTCATCTGGTCAGCCAGCTCTTGCAGTGCGGGGTCAATCTGCGACTGCTCGATCAAGAAGTCGCCAAACGTTGCCTGCCGCGTGTCCGCCGAGTAGCTTGTTTTAAGCTCCAGCAGTCGTGTGGAAAGATTGAGGTCTTGCAGTTCATCAACTAGGTGCACGGTATCACCGACTTGTACGCCGGCGGGCAATTCGACCACGTCAGCCTCGTAGTTCACCACCGG